CATATTTATTCTCAAGATACAGTAAGTCGTTGGCCATTAACCTCGGCTCTCCTCGGTAAGTAAGGCTGTACTCTCTGTCAGCTTTTAAGTAGTTCCCTACCCAATCCAATACATCGGTAGCAAGGGCAGTATCCGATATCAAAGGATTCTTCCACTTTTCCCTCTTTCCGGATGGATTTAGTTCCTTTTCCATTGTGTAGGCCTTTACCAAGTATTCCTTGCCGTTGACCTTTACTTCTCCTCCGGATCCGGAGTATGAGAAGCGGAGGAAATAAGCTCCCGCCTCAAGCACGGATACTGTTCCGGAAGAAGCTTGTACTGTGCAGCCATAGGAAGGATTGCTAAACTCTGCAAGATATTCTCCCGGCTTTGTGCACTCCACTTTAGCAAGCTCCTTTTCTCCCTCTGTGCTGTCAAGGTATTCCGTCCTTGTAAGCTCCAAGGTCTTTACAGATTGTAGCTGAGTTCCTAGAGGCGTCTTTGTTAGTTCCCTGCCATAGCTAAGTTCATAATCCGTAACATTTCCAAATCTTACCTTGTTAAGAACAGCCCTTCCTCCTGTCTTTGAGGGTGCGTCCTCATAGATAGTCATTTCGTCGAACGGCGCGAACTCGTGGGATATGATGAAGTCTTCTCTATCTACCGTATAGCTTAACTCTTCTACGGTCTTTCCGTTTAACGATGTATCTATAACAATCTTGCTGGGATAAGTGCGCCCAAACTGCAGTTGCATGCCGAAACAAGCAAACGCTGCCTCAGAGGTAATAGATAAAAACATATTGTCATCAATGTACCCAACATCTGCCTTGCCACTTCTTGGAAGAAACAAAGTCGTGCCGTCTACCCTAGAATAGTTTCCGTTTGTAAGGGAGTATTCTCTGATAGGTAGATTCTCAAGGATCCTTGTACCGTTAGAGAAATAAGGCTCCCTGGCAACGGTACTAGTCATTCTAGGAACGAAGGAGGAGCGGATTACAATCTTCCCTTTTTCATCCTGATACAAAAGGCACCGTCCTGCGTTGGAAAGAAGTTGTAGGGCTTCTCTATGAGATACCACAGGAATAGGATTCTTTATCTTTACTGCCTTTAGATATTCGTCTATGTAAAATTCTCGCGAGTCCACTCCGGCATCAGTAAGCACATCAAGGCAAAGGTCATAAATGCTTATTCCCTGAGGATAAAACTTCCCCTTTCTATATTTCCCTGTGAGCCCCGATAGGAAGTCTATAGCTGTGAAGCTCATTTTGTCATCGTCAGAGGACCACTCTTTAAGCTTCAATGTTCCTATTTGCAGCCATTCAATTCTTTCCCCGACTTCTTGCCCGGTAAAGGCCTGTACCTTCTGGCCAAGCTCCAAGAAATTTACGGTACTTTTTTCGTTTTCTATATCGTATGCCCTATCTTTATTGTTTACGCTCAGCCTAAAGTCAATTGTAGGGAGTGCCTCCATGATGGGACTGATATGCTCTTTTTTACTGGCTGATAGGATATTCCGTTCGTTAAAGTAGATACCTATGCCCATGATGATTTCATGGATATGTAAGCGACCATGACCATTTACCATCTTATTAGGAATAATAGATAGAGTCGTAGTGCCTTTGAAAACTTCGTCACAGACATACTTGCTTTTATTATTTCCTGTTACATCCTTCAAGCTTTGGTCTGTAACGATTGTAAATTCTTCCGGATAGGTCTTTCCGAAGTCTATAGTGACTCCTCTTAGATCTACCGGAACAGGGAAGATAAAATCTATAATTCCTTTTATTTCCTTTGATACAATTCCCTGATTCAGAACGCAGTCCGACTTTTCCCTCGGAAGGAAACACATCCGACCGTCAACAGTGCTGTAATTCTCCTCTGTAGTCGCATATAGGGCATCCACAACATAGTTATTAAGAGGCTTTTCCAGATTGCTAAAATAAGCTGTCTCAGAACTCACACGAGCACTGCCCTGCGCCTCTTGATTAATAACTCCAATATTTACCCGCATTAGGGTATGCCCCCGGAGAGGCTTTTTCATTTCTTCTTTGTATGCACTTGTTACTTGAAGCATAGCCCCTCCCGGTTAATTGATTCCGCAGTCTACAATGTTTACCTTGCAATCCCGATACATGGTCGGCAGCCCTGCCTTATCGAAGGCTATCGGCGTGGCCGTTCTATTGCCCGGATACATCCGGATAGTTTGAAAACGGTTATGGACCATATCAGGGATTTTAGCAACCACCACAAATTTATCGAACTCCTGCAGCATATCTGCCCAAGTCTTAGCATCTAGGCTTTTCCACTGAAGGGAATCAAATTTGTATTGGTCTCTCCCTACCTTCTGGCCAACGAACTCGCCTTTGGCATTCTTTCCGGCTGAAACATTGGTAGCAACCACAAGATTGCCACCGATGTCCGGAGCCGGAAACTCTTTTCCATTGATTGTTATCGTTGCCATATTACCCCCTTAAGCTGTATCCGCTTCGGCCTTCCAAGTCGGTAAGCCTCTGCTTTATTTCTCGAACATCCACGTATACCGTTAGATCCATAGCTTCAATCTGCTCAGAGATTCTGGACAGGAAGGAAAGCATCTTTTCAAAGTGTTCTGCGGAAATACCGGGATTGGATGCCATAGACACCGCCCGGTTAAGTAAGTCTTCCAGCTTGTTTTCCGGAGCAACTACCTCTCCGTAGTGCCGGTTATCTCCAATCATGGCAAGCTGTGGGGTGTTTGCTTTTACGAATCCACCATTAGCAAGCTTTGGGATGGACACCGTAGGAACAGTAGGAATACTAAGTCCGAAACTGTTTCCTCCTATTTCAGGAATCCAATCAGGAAGTTCAAAGCTTATGGAGTTCAAAGAGTTAATCATGCTATTAATGGCCTTGATTACTCCATTAGCCATGGACTCCACGCCGCCTAGGATAGAGTTGATTACGCCTTTGATGCCGCCCCACATACCCTCAAAAATAGATACCGTGGAAGTCTTCAAATTAGTCCAAACCTTTTCCCAGTTTTCCTTTATTGTATTTAAGACAGTGTAGATACCATTTTTAATAGCTTCCATCTTCTCGCTAAGCGCAGACTTAATACCGTCAAAAATGTGTTTAAAGAAATCAGATACTGCTTTCCAGACAGCTTCCCAATTCTTTTTTATCATGTTGAGCATACCGGTAAGCTTTGCATGCATTACATTTAGCATCGCTTCTAAGATGCCTGTTATAGCTCTCCATATGCCGTCAAATATAGCTTTAATACCGTTCCATGCCCTGTCCCAATCACCTGTAAGCACGCCAATAATAAAATCCATTAGACCGCCTAGGGCAGTCAGGACGCCGTCAATTACTTTCCCCACTCCATCAAGGAATGCAAAGAAGCAATTCACAGCAGTATCTAGTGCCATACCGATTTGCTGTACTGCAACGCCGGTGAACCAAACAATAAAAGGTTCTATAACGGTAGTCCAAGCTACTTGTATACATTCCGATATTTTTCCGAAAACTTCTTCGAATTTCGGCATGAGCGGCGCAATGACATTGTCCTTAAAATCTGTGAACTTGTCTGCCGCTTTCTGAACTATCGGAAGAATGTAAGTGCCGAAGGACTCTAAGAATTTATCTCCTACCGAAACGATGGTTTCTTTCATCAGGGTAAATAGCGGATGAACAGAATTATCATAGATGCTTATGATCGTATCTCCATACATGTGGAATATTTCAGCCAGGTCATTAAAAATCTGCATTACCGGTTCAGATAGCGCATTATAGGTTTCAATAATCCGGTCTTTTAACTCCACAACAGGAGTCAGAATCACGTCTATGGAGTCACGGAAAAAGCTTTCCGAAACTACAAGGAATGTTCCCAATATATCCGAAACAACGCTAATGATGTCTGCCCCTATCTGCTTAAAGTTATCACCTTGAAGCACGGAAAAGATATCAGCTATGGCTACTGCGAAGTTCGCTTGAATGTCTGCGATATCTCCTTCTATGTCAAACATTTTCACAATGAATTTCTTAATGCGTTCTGTGTTCTGAGCAAGATATTTCTCAACTGATCCGCTTAAAAAATCTACGAAGGTAAGTCCGATACTTACTCCAGCTCCCGCAATCTTCCCTAGGTCTACGGCAACCCTATCTGCGAAGGTATTGGCCGCATTAAGCACTTCACTTGATGTAAAAATGTTTACAAGACTTTCTCCAATTCCTTTAAGGTTCTCTTTGATGGAATCGAGGACGGACATGTCTTTTAGACCTTCCCAGAATCCCGACATAAAGAGATTCTTTAATTCGTTGAACCTATCTATCATGCCCTGCAGGTGTCCATTGATTCTGGCAGTCCCCTCTTCCATTGCGCCGGTATCGAAGGATTCCATGGGGAAGTCTGCACCGCCCCCGCCACCTTCTCCACCGCCTCCACTTCCAGAGGAGTCGCTCTGATCAGGAAGGATATTAAGTTCGTCTATGCCTGTAGTCGCACTCTTTATATCTTTAGCCGCCTTTTTAGCCGCACCTCCTGCACCACCTAGTGCACCGCTTGCTTTATCTGCACTCTTTGCTACGGCATCCGTTCCGGCTGTTACGCCTTTAGGATTGATGGCAAGCTTTGCAGTGCCGCCTAGCATGGAGAAGAAGCTTCTTAAAGCGCTTATGGCAGTTAGGATTCTACCGATTAAGATATTCAGCATCCTAACTACAGGACTAAGCACGGCAATGAGTCCACTACCTATGGCGGCTTTAAGGCTGTCGAATTGCAAGGACAAAAGCCTTACCTGATTAGCCCAACCGTCCGATGTCCTCATGAAGTCACCTTGTGCAGCGGAAAGCTGGTCTTGCACGAATTTAAAGCGAAGTGCTACCTTCTCAGCTTCAGACATAGACTTAGTAGTCTTACCGAAGCCGTTAGCCATTGCAAAGGCATCCAGCGCGGTCTGTGTCATTACGACACCTAAAGACTTAAGGCTTTCTGTCTCTCCGGTAAACACGGACTTAAGCTTTGTATAGGCTTCGTCCTGACTCATGTTATAGAAAGATGCCACATCTCCTGCAAGGCCTGTTAAAGCGGTAGCCATGCCATAGGCTTGCCCCTCAGAGAAGCCGAAGGCTTTTCCCATGGCTCCAAAGGTACCGGTAAAGTTCTTAGCCATGGTTTCAGATAGACCGAACTGCGCTGCAGCATTCTTTGCAAAATTATCTATCTGTTTATTCATCGTAGGAAAGACGGTATCTACTACGTTCTGCACTTCGGAAAGGTTGGAGCTTAATTCTATACATTCCTTACCGAAATCTATAATCTTTTTTACTGCAAAAGCACCGGCAATCATTTTTCCCGCTTTGGCAGCTAGCTTTGATATGCCATTTAGTCCCGCCTCAAAATCGCCCTTGTTAAGGACTAAGTCAAGGCTTACCTGACCTACGCTATCTCCCATTTATCCTCCTTTCCTACGATAAAAGCGAAAACAAGCTGGCTTCCAGCTTTCTCATTTCCGCTGCGTATTCTTCCTCTGTCATTCTTTCACTCTGTTTTGTACGCCAGTCGTCATAAATCTTCTTTTGGTACGAAGAAAATCGTTTGATGGTCTCCTGGTCTATTTCACTTCGGATGGCCACCACCTTGCCAAGGGCAGTGTCCGCGGATAGACCGGATAAAAGGGCAGAAAACTCTGCCCAGTCAACCGTCTTAAAGTCCTTCGTAGATAAACGAAGGCCGTACTGTGACAGGAAGCTGGAAACTATCAAGTCCCAGTCTTCAAACAAGTCATAGTACGGCTCATTACTCTTTTTCTTGCTTCTCTCCTGTGATTAGCTCTACAGCGGCTTTGATCACCACAATCAGGTCATCAAAGCTAAGCTTAAGCTTTGCAAGCTTCTCTCTGGATTCCTCCGGGAACAGAGTCTCGTAAGCTTCATTTACTTCCTTCGCTCCGGCATCACCGCCCATAAACTGGAGCACCTTCAACATGGAAGGCGCATCGCTGTTTACTTCAATCTCTTTTCCCTTGATGATTAAGCAGCTGTTCTCTTCAAAGTTCAGCCTGTCCGTAATATCAATCATCTTCATGAATTAACCTCCGATTCCGGGTGTAGCCGGTGCAGGGGTAATAGTCGGCTTACCATAGCACTCCGCATCGAACTCCAAAGCGTCAATTCCTGTGGTGTCTCCACCGCCAGGAGTGGTTACATTGATAACTACAGGGCATGTAAGCTTTGCGCCGGATACCATAGTCCATTCAAACTGTGTCATTACATCGGGTCCAAACTTCCAAGCAAGGTCAGCAATATAGTCGTTCGCCTTGTCTCCTACACATCTCTTGCCCTTAAACTTAAAGGACATCTTCTTACCGGTCATAGCCGCCTTAGACCATCCCTCCGCATCCATCGCAAACCAGTTCTCTACGGTACCGTCGATGGTAGGTGCAAAGTTCTCAAGGTCTTTTGGCGTTGCCATGTCCTGAGGCTTACTGTCCATACCCTTAAGGCCGAACTTAAACTGATTAGAATGTACCGGATATACTTTTCCTGCTACTTCGCTCATAATCATTTCCTTTCATAAATCACATCAATCCAGATAACGAACTCATAGACTCCGCTATCGTCAGTTCCTACGTCTTGTGGTTCCGGTACTGCCAAGGATAGGTAGCGAACCACGGTATCACCTATCTGAAATGCTTTGTCTTTCGACTGTAAAAATTGAAAAAGCTTTATGGCCACTTCTTCCGTTTCCACAAAGCTTTTATTCCAATGAATTAACAAAGATATCGGAGAAATGCCGTAGCTTGTATGCTCTAAGCCTCCTAAGGCTTTGATAGGCGTACCGCTGGACTTCCTGTGATAGATTCCAAGGGATTTCTCCTTCTTGTTATCCAGTTTTCCGATATAAACTTGCTTAAAAAGGTCGCTGTCCTTAATTAGCTGCTGAATTACTTTCAGCGGTAACACTAAACATCCCCCCTCTCCTTGTAAAACTTCATGAAGGCATTCTTTGCAAAGTCTTCCTTCTCTCCGCCCTTCTCCCAATCCTCAAACCATTGCCCTTTAGCGTTGGGGTTTTCGGAGGTATCGAAGTTAAATTCCGGATGATAGTAAAGCCTTCTTGCATATGGCGTAGAGTGTACAAGTCTTACCACTCCTCTATCTGCATCAGAATCGTCTACAAAGGCAGATTCGTTCTGCAAATTACCGGTTTTAAAGGGTACTACTTGGCTTTGCACTACTTCGCTATGCACGGCCTCTCCCGTCATGGCAAGGGCTGTTACGGCCGCCTTAGAAAGCTGTTGTATCCTCGGAAAGTTCATTTTCACTGTGCTGTTGACCTTCATTACTTTACCTCCAGCTTGCAATAATTCACCGTACCATCTGGATTCCTTGCTTTCATACCGTGAACGATTTCTCTTTCTTCGGAGAAGACCGTTACAGTTCCTCCGGATAGGCTTGGAAAGTTCTCTGCAATGTCTCCCGGGAAGTAAGCTGTTCCGGTACACTCCACAAGCTTCTTTTCTTCCGTGAAAATAGTTTTTACGCTATCTTGGAAATTGCAAAGAAGGCTTAAATCAAGAGAGCGTTCCGGCTCTCCGTCTTCCGTTATCCCTTCACTGGTTAAATGCACCTCGATAGGAACCTTACAAAGGCTTTTGGGAACTAAACAAGGATACTTCATACTTCCTCCTATATCGCCTTACAGCACAGCCCTGTTTGGCAGAGCAAAGCGTAAAGGGAGCGACTGATTGTCACCCCCTTTTCTACCATTACCTTCTCACTGGAAGATAACTTCACGCTTGCTCCGTTAAGGCTATACTCGCTTAGCGGCGATTCTAAAAACTCCGCGTTGTCGTGTTTGAAAAGGGCGAGCTCTCCAGCTACCTCTTCGATAATCTCTTTTTGAAAGTCAGTGAGATGCCCAAATCCAATCCCACGAATGCGGTTATAGCTTAAAGTATCGATGTCCCTACTCGCCCTGTTTAAAAGTTCATCTATCTTGTCCTCCGGAACGCCTGTACCGTACTTCTCAATAAACTTCGTTTTATCCAGGTAAGGAATCATCTTAGTTACCTCCGTCCTCTACGACTACGGCTTCCTCGTCCTTGGTTTTCCCTTTTCCCTTTCCTTGGGGCTGGGCTTTCTGCAGTTCTGCTTCAAGTGCTTCCAGCTTCT